TCACCAGATGATTATCAATCAGGTGGTAAAACTGGCTATCAAGCAGGTGGTGGTATAGGAACAGGTACAGATAGTTTATCTGCAACATTTACTAATCCAATATCAAATCAAGATATAAATAATGAACCAGGAGTTTTAAGTAAAGCAATAAATTGGGCAAAAGAAAATCCAGCAGACGCTTTATCATTAGCTGCTAATGCAGCATTTTTTATTCCAGGTGCAGGTGTTGTTCTTGGTTCTGCAGTAAAAGGAGGTCTTGCATTATTACCTAA